CAACCAACAAGATCCAGAAATACGTCAATCCATTGCCAATTTTCTACGCTATCGCTTGGACATGACCGAACAGGAGTTTCTCAACCAAGTAAATTCAAAGCTATCCACTATGGTGGCAGATTCACTTAACACACTTCATAACAAACTAGACGAAATACCACCTCAAAACCTAGCCTATGCAGTAGCTGTACTCATGGACAAGTTCCTCACAGTCTCAGGTAGACCATCAAACATAACTGCCTCGGCAAATGTAACTCTCGGTTCATCTGATATGTCCCCAGATCAAGTACGCTCAATCCTAAAAGGGGCAACCAAAGAAGTTAAAAAACAACCAACCAAAGCATCCAAAGATAAAGTTGTAGACATCACTCCAAATGACTCCGCTAAATAAACAAATCATTGCACTACGCAAAAAAGGTCTGACCTTTAACCAAATTGCAAAGCAATTAAAATGCTCGAAATCTACTGTATCCTATGCACTGCGCAAAAAAACAAGGGAACAAGTAAAAGCAAAAAATGACAACAAACCAAGTCATCAGCGTACAATTGAAAATAAAATCTATACCTTTAAAGCTCCAAAACCTACAAAACCATCCAATAAAGCTTGGTATCTCAATCAAACACCCAGGCAAATTTCTAAATCAATATCTACTAAAGCTTCAACCTTTCAACGACCTATGACCTTTAACTATAAAGATGTTCATGCAAAGTATGGGGATCATTTCCCCTGTGCATTAACAGGTAGACCACTTGACTTCAATAAACCAAAAACTTACGAGTATGACCATATCATTCCATCCTCGCGTGGTGGTGATAATTCATTAAGCAATTTGCAAATACTATGCCCAGAGGCAAACCAAGCAAAGGGCAAACTCACAGATCAAGAATTTATAGACCTGTGCAAAGAAGTAGTAATTCATGCAGGGCATAAAATCTATAAGCCCCTAGATATGTAACTCTTTCTCAGGTATTACCTAGTAAATAAGTATTACACTCCATATCTACTAGCTAAACTACAACTACCCTACAAACACATACCCTCGGAAACGAGGCCATGCTGTGTGGGGCATGGGGGGTATCAAGCATGGGGGGATGATGGTATGGATGTATGTCCCCCTATCGTAACCAGACGCAAACAACGCCCCACTAGGGGGGGCAATATTGCAAAAAAAGTTACGTGGGGGGTGATAATAATATAGAAAGAACGCAGGCGCGCAGGCGCGCCCCCGCCCCCCCGGGTGCATGCAGGCGTGCGTCTATTTATATGCAAGATTTGCATACCTTGTCATTATTAGTGACAACGCAAGGTGCATAAACACTGAGGTTCAGCTTGCAAGCTTGGCAAGTTGGTAGGATTGCATACAAAACTAGAGCTTGCTTGCTTGGCATGGTGGATCTGATTTACAAGCTTAGCAAGATCACACGCAAACCATGATTTGCTTTACAGGTGTAATGCAAAAAAGTGCATATATCGAGTAATGCTTTACAAATGCAAGTTACTTGCAATAAGGATTCCATGGTAGCACGTTGCAAGCCTCCCAAGATTCCATGCTATTTAATTACTTGGTCAATGTTTTATGCTTTCATGTTTTCATGTAATTATTTTACATGTTTTGCCTTGCGCCCTTGTGATCGCGGAGCGATCAATTGGCGGCATGGTTCATGCATAGTGAGTTGCAAGCTATATTACTTACTAAGCGTCAAATGACTACAAATGTATTTTTTTGCTTGCAATGGCAAATAAATGCATTTACTGTGCATGAATCCAAGCGAGTTACTCGCACTTATTATTACTAAATTACTATTATGAAATATTCAAAAATTATCTTGCAAGGCGCTAAGCTTGCTAAAACTCCACAACAGCGTGCTAAAGTAGAATACTATGCAAAAGGTATTCAAACCAAGCTTGCCAATATTGACCGCATGCTAACAGAGCTTGAAAAGCCAGATCCACGCTTGGAACGCGCCAAAGCTACTAGCGCAAGACTCGCACGTTTACTTAAATAATCTCTAAAAAAATACTACTATGAAATATTCACAACTTAAAGACGCGCAGCAAAGCGCTTTTAATAACTTTGAAGGTATTATATTTGCTTTCAGTAACAAACAACTTGAAGACGGCCTTGCGAAGATTGGAGCAAGCAAGTCAGACATTATACAGGGTTGCGCTGGCTGTTTTATTCTCAAGTCAAGAGAAGCCGCGCTGGATACATTACTCGAAACAAGTAATAAAGAAATGAAAGAAGCGCTAAAAGATGAATCTTTTTTGCAAGATGCGCTTACATATGAACTTTGCAATCATGAATATTGCATAACGGGCAACACAAGAGACGCGCTTGCAGCTCTTGACCTTACAAGTGAAGAAATACCAGCGCACGTAATGAAAGCCAGCAGGATAGCAGCAAGCAAAGATTATTAATCTAACATACTACAAACAACTAAATTTTCTATACAATGCAATACGACATATCAATAATCATTTTAGCACCATACGCCATCCTTGGCGCTTGGATCGCAATTCAAACAATTAAAGCAAAAAGGAGAAACTAGCATGAACCAAGACTTACAACATTTCATTACTGAGCATTGCAAGCGCATTGCAACCTTACAAAACAGCCAAGATCCTAACAAGCATGCATTGATTGCCTTACTTGCAAAGGAGATCGGACAAGCAAAGGAGAAACTAGCATGAATTTATCAACTGAAAAATTATTGTTACGTACAAAGCAAGACAATGTCTGGTCTTTAATATGGGATGCGGAAAACACAAGCGAGGGAAAATATAAATACTCTCTCGCTGACTATCTTGATGCCAAGAAAGTTTATAAAGAAGCGGAAGAGAGACTGAGCGAGATACATGAGGAAGAGTATCCAGCAAACTTGCAAAATATTAATTACTCAAATAACGCATGAACCACGCAGCAAAACTCTTTCCAATCGCCTTGGATCGCTTGCTTGAGATAGGCGAGAAAGCGAGGAAACAAAGAGAGCAAAGGGAGCGTGCTGAGCGTGTGGCACGGCCTCGTGAAACGAGGGCATGTAAGCAAGCAGCAAGTAAGGAGAAACAACTTAAATTACAATTACAAACAAGGATATAATTATGACACCAAAAACAAAACAAGGCCGTTTACAAATGCGAGACGAAAAAATAAGCAAACTTATAAATGAGGGCTGGGAATATAAGAAAGTAGAAGATTGCGGTTTAATCGTACTGACTCACATTTTTAACAATAGAATTGTGGCACTTGGTTTCAAGGGATCTTCTCTAAAACCTTGGTTTCACTATCGATTTGCAAGTGTAGAAAAGAGAATAAAATTCGTGCAAGATAGAATTGATTTCTTGCGAAAAGACTCTGTGAGCAAATTGAGAAAGAGCCCGGACGCAAGCGAGCATTATATGGAAGGTGAAGTTTTGTATGATTCTTGGGGGTATGATCAAACTAATATTGATTGGTATCAAATAACCAAGGTAAAGGGAAAATCTATATGGCTGCGTAAGATTGCAGAAAATTCAAGTGATGCCGGAAATTGCTCCTCTGGATACACTCAACCCCGTAGATATGAATTTATAGGTGGCGAGTTTAGAAAGACAGTGCAACCAGGTGGGCATGTTTGCTCACCTTTACGGGGTGGCCTGTATAAATGGGATGGAAAGCCAAAATATTGCAGTTCTTACCATTGAGAAACAAGGACATGATGAAAGTATTACAAGATCCATTAGGGGGCTGGTGCGTTGCAAGTCATATTCACGGGTCACTCTGGTCAATTATTGAGGGCAAGATTGACACAAAGAGAAACGCGCAGGCTTGGTTAAATCGATACAAACAAACAGAAAGATTATACAAATGAATGACAAAGTAAAATTTGAAGGAATAGACGATTTTAACAGACCCGTTTTTAAATCTATTGATAATCGCAATAGATACGGGTCAACAGATGAATTATTTTCTCATGATGCAAAAGAGAAATATGTTCTCAGGCGTATGGGAGAAATTAAAACACTTACATTTTTTGGCACTCGCTTCAATTGTGAGCCTACCGGGGGAAATTATCCTGTAGAGGTGGAAGGAGAAACAGCATGAGACTAATACAACCAAGCGAGAAAGCTATGACTGAAAAGCAGAAAAATGAAGCCATTGATTTAATCAAAGAGTTGAAAGACTTTTCACTTATGGATGATATGATTAAAGATTGGAAAGACGAAAATGATATGGATGGCCCATTAAGTTGGGCGCTTTGTTTAAGACAACGGATAAAAGATTTCTTGAAGGAAATGGAAGCATGAGCAAACAAGACAACAACTCACTACTCCCAAAGCTCGCCATGGGCATGACTATATTCCTAGCGCTCAAGTTTGGCACGAAAGTGCTTGCATGGATCAATAAACTTAACAAGAGAAATAATAACTAAATATACTATGAAAATAAATAAATCACAATTTAATCGTGCTGTTCAAGAAGGCTACTATGACACAAAAGTAACTAACCCGGTAATTAGGTTTAGCATGAACAAAGGATTTCATGTTGAATCTGGATTACATGCAGCAGATGAAGATGTTACCTGGCAAATTGAATGCAATCTATCTGCAAATACTAACAAGCCACATTTACTGCCAACCTTTGAAGAAATCACAGAAGAAATAGAAGGAGAACAAGCATGAAACATTTAACAATTCAAAGAGACATAACAAGAAAAGGTTCACTTTATGAAGTGCATGAAGTAGATGATGATGGCATAGCTGAAGTAATAGATTCCGGCATCATACGTTTTGATAACGAGAAAGATGTGGAAAAGTACGATGCAATGTATGCAGAAGCCGAAGAAGTCTATGAAGTCGATAGCCTCGCAAGTAATAGTGGATCAACACAAATTAAATTTAAAGGAGAAATAGCATGAAACTAGAACTAAAATTTGATATAACAAAGACAACACAAGATACCATGGAAGGTACATGGCATGGTAATATTGATGATGATTCAGTTTACTTGCATTACTACGCTGAACTATTAATAAAACATAAGATCGCATCTCTTGTAGAAAATATTGACTCCGAGTATGGAACAGGTACTCACGCATGGAATAGAGGCATGTTACACATTGAGGAGAAATGTCACGTATCTTTGTTTGAGGAGAATGGCAAAGAGATAGATCCGGAATCTAAGCATGGCACTTTCGTTGCATGGAAGGATGGAGTACCAGCATGAGTGTAATAGAAGAAAAACTTGAAGCTCTCGACAACGAGAAAGAACTTACTCAAGAAGAGGTAGAGGAAAAGATTAAAGACCTTGAAGCGGATCTTTATGAAACTATACCTTTTAAGCGCAGCCAAGCACATGTTCATGGTGATGACCAGGCATGGATTGACAAATGGGAGAAAGAGGTTGAAGCAGAACTAGGATACCGCAAAGGATATCTTGCAAGTATGATGTCAACAAAAAGAGAAATACAAACTTTGAAAAAAACTTCGGAGGGTGCATGAATAGTACAAGCTTGGACAAAATCAAAGAATTAACAGAAGCACTTGAAGAATCCATCAAATGGTTGGAATGTACAGAAGATGGTACAGATGAACAGATTAGGAGAATCTTTGGTGAGGAAACTGTAGACATGTTAAACCGCCATAGAAATATCGTGAAAAAAACTTCGGAGGCTAGTGTTTTCCCATGGGAGGAGAAACAAAAGATGCAGCGTAAAGTGATACGAGAAACTGCTGGCTTACCAAATTATGAAGAAATTGAATACTCCTTAAATCGTCAGGAAGGGGTCTAAAAAGCGTTTTGTTTTCCATAGTCGTACTTTTCTGTATCAATTACAAAACGCACGATTAGATGCCTCTACGGGCTTCATGTGGCATCATATGTAATCTTATGTAGCCTGCATTTACCTTAGAATGGTTTCTTATCATTCAATCTTGTTTCAACACGTGTTGAGAAACGCCCGGTTGGCTTGGTAAAAGTTAGCTTGGTTGCACGCACCTCGCCATTTCTATTCTTAGCAACATTGCAAATGATATCATCATTGGTTGGATCTACTTCCTTTTCACGATGCATGAGAAGCACGCAATCTGCATCTTGTTCGATACTTCCAGACTCACGCAGATCTGATAGCATGGGGTTTCTGTTAGCGCTTTCTAAGGCTCTGTTGAGTTGAGAAAGGGCAAGCACAGGAACTTCGTATTCCATTGCAATTGCTTTCAAGGAACGAGAAATTAGCGAGATTTCTTGTACTCTGCTATCCATGCCAGGCACGCTTAGTAGTTGCAAGTAATCGATTACGATTAAACCAAGCTCGCCTTCAAGTCTTTGCTTGGCAACAAATGCCTCAATACTTTGCATGGTTGCTTGGTTATCATCCTTGAATGTGATTGGCCAAGTCTGCATTGCTTGCACTTGTGTCTCTAACTTTTGCTTATGTCCAGCATTGAGAAATCCCTTGCCTGTTGGTTTTCGTACACCACTTGCATTAGAAAGTAATCTACCAGCACATTCAGATGATGACATTTCTAAGCTTGCATAGCTTGCACGCAATCCACGCTTTGCAGTCTCATAGGTCATTTGTATTGCAAGAGCAGACTTCCCTACTCCTGGGCGTGCTGCAAGCACATACAAACTACCTTTCTTAAATCCACCTCCAAGAATAGCATCTAACTTTTCCAATCCTGTGGGTATTGCTTGTGTGCCACCTGCATCTACCTCAAGAAATTCTGCAAATGCTTCTTTACTTGCTGCACCACATGCAACCACGCCTTTGCGTTGAGAAAGTGACTTTGCAATGGTGTTTACAAAGGTCTGACTTATCTCTTCTGCTGGCTTGCT